CTTGTGGAAAGGCACGGACGAACCCGTTGAGTCTGAGACTACATCGCAACTGTTGAGGCATTTAAACTGCCAAGGGGCGGGCACACCGGAAGGTGTTGCACCGCCCTCATCAACCTTGCAGAGTACCGATGGGAGCAACCCATCCCTATCTCCTCACGGGGTATGCCTCTTTCCGAAGTTGGAAGATCGAATTGTAAATTTAGAGAAGCTAGTGGAAAAGCTACTGGAGACGCTGTCATCGCGGCAGGTGAAATCTTCCCAGAGCTCAAACAATACAGCTGGCCCAAGCGAGGTAGTGAAGCAGAAAGAGGATCCCTCCTCTTCCAAGCCGGGCGGTTCCGACCAACCAGCCCCCCTGCCAACCTCGCCGAGTCAGTCAGAAAGCTCGTCTCAAAATACCCAGCCACAACAGTCTACAGAGTCCTCCGGGGGACAGAGTGGAGTAAAGAAGAAATCGCAAAGGAGGCAAAGAAAATCGGGGAAACAGAAGTCAACCCAAAAGCCTCCCCAGGCGTCCCGCTCTCCGTCCTGGGTCAAAGCAACGCCGAAGTCTTGAGTAGACACGGCGATCTTGTGTACATAGCAGTAGCAGAAAGGCTAATAGCGCTGTCCGAGGCCGACTTGGAAGCCCATCCGAAGCCCAGCGATTTAGTTCGTTTGGGACTTTGTGATCCTGTGAGATTGTTTGTAAAGAATGAGCCCCACCCTGCCAATAAGGTGCGGGAAGGGCGTTTTAGACTAATCTCATCGGTATCGCTGGTTGATCAACTAGTTGAAAGGCTGCTATTCGGGCCCCAAAACAAAGCAGAGATTGCTTTGTGGCAGTCGGTGCCTTCAAAACCTGGTATGGGATTGTCGCAAAAGTGGCAGTTCGAGGCGCTGTGGAAGGATTTGCAAATCAAACACGCCAGTGCCCCCGCTGCTGAGGCGGATATATCGGGTTTTGATTGGTCTGTGCAGAAATGGGAGTTAGAAGCTGATGTGTGCATGAGAATAGAAAGGGGAAACTTCCCTGCAAGAATGAGGAAAGCCGCCTTGAACCGCTTCAAGTGTTTCGCCAACGCTGTGTTCCAGCTAAGCAACGGCGAGTTAATAGAGCAAGGCTTACCGGGTCTAATGAAGTCTGGTAGTTATTGTACCTCGAGTACTAACAGCCGGATAAGATGCCTTATGGCTGAAATAATTCAAGCCCCGTGGTGCATCGCCATGGGAGACGACTCGGTAGAAGGATATGTTGAGGGGGCCCGTGAGCTCTACGGAGAACTGGGTCACACATGTAAAGATTACATCCCGTGTGCTGCTGAGGGAGAGATCCTCAAGGAAGTGAACTTTTGCTCACACAGCATAGCCGCGGATCGTTGCTATCTCCAATCCTGGGCTAAAACCTTATTTAGATATCTGGAACACCCTGACGACTTTGAGGAGTTGGCAGTGGAATTGCAGGGCTGTCCGCAGTGGCCGCGGATATACAAGTACTTACGTCGGATTGGAAGAGTCTCCGACAAAATTCCCGAACCAAGAGAAGAAAATGGTCGCGAAGACGAGAAGAGCAAACAGAAAGAAGAAGAGAAACAACAACACACAGAGGAGGACGACGGAACCCAACAGGCAGCTAGCTACTGCTCGGAGGGTCACGATCCCAGCCGCTACTTCGGTGGTGGTGAGGAAGTCTTCCCCTGTAATCCGCTCTGATCGCAAGGGTATCCAGGTGTGCAACACTGAATTTATAAGGTCGTTTGACCTTAATGCGGGCTTTACTGTCGGCTCGTTGCCTTGTACACCTGGTACGATGCCATGGCTCTCACGCATGGCAGCAAGTTGGGGACGCTGGAAATGGAATAGCTTAAGATTTACATACATTCCGGCAGCTCCATCTAGCACGCAGGGAACCGTAGCAATGGGATTCCTGTATGATGCATTAGACAGTCTTCCATCTAATTTGGCATCTATGAGCTCTCTTGATGGGTTCACCACCGGGGCCGTTTGGTCTGGGTGCGAAGGATCTGCTTATTTAGCTAAACCATCGATGAGGGACATCCCTGGCGCCATATCAACTTGTTTAGACATTGATCCTGACTGGCGACAGAAGAGATGGAGGTATATAACAGCTTTGGAGTTGGCAGCGTTGTCTAAACCAGATTTTAATATCTACGCTCCAGCGCGGCTAACTATAGCCGCAGCTAACAGCTCCATAAACATAGCTAGTGTGGGTACTCTTTATGCCACTTATGAGGTTGAATTATTTGACCCAATAAGCGCTGAATTGAACCTCCCCACTCCGGCTGTAGCGACTCAAGCCAAAGAGGATGCTACGAAGCACACCTCCAATACGGAGGAAGAGGACGGGAATGCTAAACCCCATTAAGTAGCCGTATGATGGTTTTCGTTAATCCATTAGCCGCGAGGAGGTC